GTGTGAATGAGTGTGCCGTACAAATAAACATCGGGCGCATAGGTCAACAGCCAGTTTGTAGTGTTAGACGCACTCAAGCCTGGTGTTCTGCCTGTATATAAAATATCAGCAACATAAGGCCCATCGGGGCTAGGCTGCACCTCTAAACTATTGCCATTGATTGCGTAATTGGCTGGTATGCCTGTGGCATCGTTGTTTGTGGCGCGCAATACACCAAGCGCAGCAGATGATGTTAATTTAACTTCACTTGTGCCATTAGCCTGCAAGCTAATACGACCAGCTTCTAACCAATCTGTCGGCAGTGTGGTGTACTGACTTGAGATAGTAAGGGTTGATCGAATCTGCATACGCCAATGACGCACATCACGATTTAGATTAGATTCAGCAAGATCAATAAATGTATCAATAGATGATGTTAAATCATCACGATTTAGAAAGTCTGCGATTGAGGTTTTAAGTTCTGCATAGGTTGAAATAGCCATTAAATTAGTTCCAGTAATGATGCAGGGTTATTTATCTTTGTGTTTTTTGATTGCCCTATGTCGTAAATCCCACTTAAAAGACCTTTAATCATTTCGGGCGTTGCAAACTCAACATCACCAGTTTGCTCATTAACTCTAAATGGCAATATGTCTGCCCTGTCCCACCCTGTATCGTCTGAGAAATTGCTTTCAAATAATTTCTTGTTTTGTAGGTACTGCCTTTCTGCGCTGGTAAGGTAAGCGTCTGTATTGCCTTGCATATAAGATGATAGGTTAGATGGTTGGCCCGTTACGTTAGCTAGTAAGCCTGCGCTTGTTGTAGCTACTGGGTTAGAGGCTGTTAAATCACCTCTATTAGCCTTTCTTGGATCAAACTTGGCAGAAGTTGATCGCACTTGTTCTGGCTTCCAAGCTACTGCATTTTTAAAGCCGTCACCAAAATCAATAACAATTCCGTCATAACCTGTGACTTTAGCCAAACCTTCTCTAAATGCAGTAGCGTTACCATCAAATAAATCACCTTCAATAGCTGATAAATTTGAATTTGTATAAGTGTCTACCAACTTATCCATCATTTCATCGGTAGGCCCATCGTCCCAAAATTCAGAAAATTGATCGCCCATAGGGTTCATTTGTTCATCATCAAGGCCGCGCTTTAAAGCTGTTGAGTATTCTAAAAGTTCCCTAACATCATCAGAACTTAAATCTATTGGCAGATCATTAATGTTTGAAACTTTAGTTCCGTCAACAACAAGAGGGTTTTTTAGTGCAAGATGAGCTTTGATTATTCCTGCTGGCTGAACTTCGCCTGCTTTGTTTCTATTTAAGTTTGTTGCAAATGAACTTGCTTGACTTGGTGTTGTGCTAAAGTAAAACCCACTACCAAATTGATCGTTTCCTTTACCAGTAAAGCTAGGGTCAAAACCTGTTTTAGCAATATTTTCTAAATCATTAGTTCCATGATACCAATTTGTATTAGTATCAAATCCCATATCTTCTGCACGTTGCATCCTTGCAGGCGTAGACATATCCATTAGCCCACGAACAACTTTGTTAGCAGAACTAACTACACCAGCCTCGCTATCCTCACTACCCGTCATAGCTAGTAAACCGCCTGCCCCTGCTGCTGCTGTGGCTACTGGGTTAGAGGCTAATAGGTTAGATGATGAAGTTTTAGCAGGGTCAAATGCTGCGTCTACTGAGCGATATTGGCTTGGGTCAAATGCCACATAAGTATAATCACCTTTCCCATGAGGAAGTTTTAACCCATCGTAACCTTCTCTAATTAATTCATCTATTCCAAACTTATCGTATTCTTCCCATCCAGCAGGGTTTTTAATTCTGTGATACATTTCTTTTATTACGCCACTACCCTGTGCGCCTACATCACCAGATTCTATTTCAGCCTTATTAGTTGTTGACCAGAATTGAGTACCTATTGATCTGTCTGGGTCAAAAGCATCAAAATCATCTGCTGTGCCGTGATAAACTTTTTTATCAGTATCAAAACCCTGTTCTTTAGCCCTAGCCATGCGTGATGGTTTGTCCATATCAAGTAAGCCACGAACAACTTTGTTACCAACATTTAATAAACCCATTACTTAGCCATTCGCTTCTTAACGGCTGCTGACAGGTCTTTCTTGTGAAACAGGTCTTTACTGGTGCTAGTGTGCCTAGCCCCTGTCATTGCCATGCCATTGGTCTTGTGAGTAGCACCTTTGTATTCAGTGCCATTTTTTAGGTAATGCTTAACGCCTTTAGCCATTTCAATAGCCCGATCTAGTTGGCTTTTTTTTAGGCTTTTTAGCTGGTTTTTTCTTTGGCTTACTTTTCATCATAATGCACCTCCAAAATTGTTAGTTCATTATACCATATTATGCTAGTCCTTTAACATTCCGTTTTAATGCTCCCCTATGTTTTTTCTTAGAGCGTCCTAAATCCCCTGCTGCAAACGCTTGTGCCATTTGTCTAAGTGCGTCTGCGGCTTCACTGTGACCTTCACTTTTATCGGGTATATGCGACCAGCGTTGTTCACTGTTTGACCATTTGCGTCTGTAAGATTTAAGGTGATCTAGCCCTGCTGCACACTTTTCATCATCAATCCAAATATAAGGGAACATATCACTGGTCTGCTGTATTCCCCACAAAAGTTCTTGAATTCTTGGGACTATGCGCCAACTGACACCAGGCATTAATTTCTTTAACATATCCTTTGGACTTTTATTCTTTAATTCACCTTGCCGTTTATGGTCGGCATCGTGAGGCAAATGCATTTCGCTAAACACTAAGTCAAGGCTTTGTAACCACTTTACTGCGTGTGAATAGGGTTCATTCCATGCTTCATAAAAATGTATACACCTATACTCAAGACCCACTTTTTGAACAATCCATATTGCTGTTCCGTCTGACGCCCCAATATCAAAAAATCCCATGCAAGGGTGTGAAGCAACCACTGGCAACTTACCAATTCGACCATCCGATTTAGCCTCGTTAATTTCGCGTATCCAAAACGCACCATCTGGGTATTCAAGAAAGTCCCCCTCCCAAACATGACCATAAGTATCAGGTCTTTGTTCTAAATCTTCTAAGCGTTGATTTGTTAAAACTTTTGGCATCCAAGGATTATCTTTATATCCAATAGGCGTTATTTTGCATGAGTTAGGCTTGTTTAAACGGAACCTAACGTGTGTTGCAGAAGTCTTTGATTGAGGATTCCATATCACCCATAGTTCACTGTTTTCTTCTCGAATAGAGGGTAATAGCTTCATGTACGCCTCCTCACTGACTGTTTCCGCTTCGTCAATAAACGCTAACAGAATACGGGCTTTAGATTTAATACTGTCGATGTTGCGTGTTAATCCTGCAAAGCTATAACTAATACGCCCATCCTTACTGCGTATGTAATGATCGCCACAGTCATAATAATCGTTTAAAAATGGCACTGCCTGTATTGCGCTTTTAATTTCTGTAAATGATGATTCACTTAAACTGTTCATGTATTGACGCAAACAAAGTATCTGGCCTGACCTTCCACTCTTGCCAAACCTATATCCCCACACTGCGCTCATCAATGCAAAAGCCCTAGATTTGGCCCCACCCCTTCCACCAAACGCTGCGCGAACTCTTGCCTCTCCTTGGAATATTGGAACCAGTTTAGGTGGTAACTCTAGGTCAATTTCAGACATTAAAGATTCTCAAACTCTTTGGCGACCAGGTTAATCGTAGTCGGTGGCGTTAGAGAACCATCACTAGAGGTCTGGTCAACCTTGTCAGTGTAATTATGCTTGGTTAAAACTAACTTAGTTATAGCGGCATTAAAGTCGCCTGTAAGCCCTTTATCACTTAGTTCTATAAACTGTAATTGCATAATTCGGTCTAACATATCCGAAAACTCTTCTTTTCCTTTCTCTTGCGCCCATGCATACATCGTTGAATTAGCAATGCCTAAGTAATAAGCAAGCCCTATATGTGAGGGAATAGCTGTACTATAGGATTCTAAGTATTCCTTAGTCTTTGCCAATAGTTCTGGCGTGTACTTGGTTGGTCTGCTCATTTTAATGTTCCGTTATTTCATTTTCATCAATGTCTATATCGCTGAATTCTTCTACCCACTCCATAGCAGCAGCCATTAGTTGATCGTCCGATTCATTGCGAGATCGCTCTGTATCTACCTCAATGACTGTCTTAACCAACAATGCAATAATTAATGCACCTTCATTAATATCGTCTTGATAAATGGTTTTCATGCAGCCCCTTCAAGTTTTACTGTTAACTCTTTTACTTTGGCTTTGTACTTAGTTTTGATAGATAAAATATCGTCACGCCTGTATCGCTTTGGTTCTTGCGGCCCTTCTAATTCTTCAACAGCTTTAACGCCAATCTTATTAATTAAATTAACCCTGTAAAGTAACTGATTGCCTGATAGATGGTTGTTGCAAACTGAACATTGCAAATGCACATTGTTTTCCACATAGCGTAATTCTGGGCTGCTTCCAATACTCAAAAAGTGGCCTGCGTGAAATTGTCCTTTGTGGTGACGTTGACAGCTAATACATGGTTGGCCCTTATCCCGTAATCTAATAAACTTATTAAATTCTGGCTGCGCTTCTTTGTGTAGCGCCCCCAAGCTCTTTAGAGCCTGCTTACGGGCCTTTATGTCTTTCTTGATAATCTTGGCACTGTTAGCCTTTGCCATTGTTACAGCGCAATCTATGGAGCATACAAAGGCCGTTGACAGAAAAGGCTTGAATGTAATCTTGCAAGATTTGCATTTCTTTTGTCTCGCAGGCTTTAAACTCATGC